TATTCTGGGAATCGTTTGCGCATCGTTTTATCGATGGTAGAGTAGTACTCTTCTGAAGTAGGGTCAGTACCTGCCCTTACTAGCTTCTCATGCAACCCCAAAGCGAGGCTAGTCATTTCTTCATCTTGTCCAAACCAACTGTTCTTATCTTGCCAGGCAAGAGCTTTACGGTCCGGTTTTGGGATTTGGGGTCGTTCAGGTTGTATATATACATTATTTTCAGGTTCTTGTAAAGCATTATCGTATTGAGGACGATAATTTTGCACCTGAGTAAGTTTATATTGCGCTTCATTCATACGTTGTTGCGCTTCAATGATCTTGTCTGTGTCGCCTGAATCATAGGCTTCACGATAATCTCGTTTAGCTAATGTCAATTCTTGATCCGCAGCGGCTTTATACGTGTGTATAAGTGATTGCTCGCCAGAAGTTAGACTTGATTTTAGTCGTTTGTTCTCTTCTTGAATTGATTGGGCATAGCGAATAGCCTCTTCGCGTTCACGTGCAGCGGCTTCTTTATCTCGGCGCTCGTCGTGGTATACCTTACGTAACTGTGCCATCCGTTCTTTTACACGGTCTGAATAGTCTGTTAAGTCATCTTTTTCTAACTCTTCTACTATTTCTTTAGGCAACGGCTTACGGTCGCGGTCTTGCGGTGGTGTATCGTCGATAATATCGATTTCAACTTCGGTATTATCGTCTTCTAATGTAATACTTACTTCTTCCTTAGTATTAACTTTGGAAACTTCTTTCTCATCGGGAAATTCAAAATCTTCATCAAACTCTGGTTGTGCAGCCATATATATCTCCTAAGCGCGAGTATAACCGCGTGGGTCTTCTACTACACCCTCGACAGTATCATCGTTGATTATGCGGAATTCTCTTCCGTGGATTTTAAAACGAGTACCTGCGTATGCACGGGTAAGGACAAAGTCGCCTTCTTTACACCACGCACCTGTAGGGAACTTCGCTTCTTCTTTGTAGCAAAGGTCGCCCATTTTTAGCACGAACAATACTACTGTGCCATTTTCCTCTATACGTTTAGTATCTGATGCTTTGACAATACCACTTTCGTATTTATCATCTGCATCGGGTACTGCACATAAGATTCGATAGCCTTTTGGTTCAGGCAGTTGTGATGCCTTTGGTTCTGGCGTAGGTGCTTCCGCCGCAATACCTGTTAAGTCAATCGCTTGACTCAGGTCCAGTTTACTCATCGTAATTCTCCATATTTTTTGCGAGGTCTGCGATTAAAGACTGCGCGGTAAGTAGACCTCGAACCATACCGACAGATTGTTGATAGGCACCGAAATCCTTAGCGGCACCATCGCCAAGGGATTCGATAATTGCTTTGCGCCGTTCCTCAATTTGTGACATCAAGTACTCTAGCGATTCATTCATGTTTATTCCTCTTTAGGTTTTTCTGATTTTTGAGCCTTCTGTTGCATTATTTGGTTCATGCTTAAGTTATGCTGTTTTTCAGCCTGCTCACGTTGCATAGCTTGTTGAGCCTTAGTTTTAGCCATATCTGCGCCAATTCGAACGCCTTCAGCTTGTTGCTGTTGCTCAAACTTCATAGCATCTTGTTCCATCTTGGCTTTTTCAGACATAGTTTTAACCCCAATCTGAGCGCCTGTTTTACGTTCTTCAGACTGAATTCGCATGATATCAACTTGAATCTTAGCTTTATCCACCTCGATATCCGCTTGAGCTTTCTGGGCTTTAATTTGGATTTCTTGTGCTTTGAGCTCTAATTCTTTTTGTTGCATTTGAATCATTGGGTCTTGCGCTTGTTGCTGAGCTTCTTGCTGTTGTTGCTCCGCTTGATTTTTCTGTAGCAATTGTTGTGCAGCTTGGGCTACTAAGCGAGACAACTGTACTTCAACTTGTCCGTCTAGTTTTTCATCTACTGGAGGTAAGCCTGTACCTAACTGCTCTTCAATACCTCTACGATATGCAAATGCAATGTGCTCGGTAACGTGCGCAGCAAATGCCGCTTGTACCGCTTGTGCATTAGGGCTTTGACCTATCATTGCCGCTATTTTTGGATCCTGCATTGCAGCCATATGGACTTGTATGTGAGCTTCGTGGTCTTGGTGCATGAACGCTTTAGCTGGTTTGCCGTTGATTAAGTTCATGTTTTCAGATACTGGGTCTCTTGGAGTATCGTCGTCTGCTGCTGGGATTAGCTTACCGATGTTCTTAATGTTCAATATTTCTAACATCTGTTTATTCAATTCAACCATATCATATATATCTGGGTTGCCTTGAGCCATCTGCATAACTGCTTGATACTGCACCACTTTCTGAGCCATTGTTGATGCATTTGGGTCAGCTACTGGAATTACGTCTACATTGTCGTAGTCAGACTGTTTAGCCCGTGCGTTACCTTCTACTGGCTCGTAGCTATACTCTTCTGGCGTATAGTCACGGATAATGCCTGCAAGTAGTTTGAATTCTTGCTTCATTGCGTAGTAGATACGTGCTTGAACAGCTGATGAAACTTTAAGCGTACGCTCGAGGATAGCAAGAGTTGTGCCAACTGGACTGTTAGCTGACATATCAGAGACTTGCATATCAGCAGCGTTAGCGAATGCCTTAGCTTCTTCGATAATCTGAATCATCAATGCGTTCAACACTTGGCTTGGCTCTTTGTATGGTAGCGGCATGATGTTGTCGCGGATAGCACCTGATGGTACATCTACGTCACGGAACTCAGCTGGAGCGATTGGTGTGTCGTCACCCTTGATACGTAAGCCACGGGTCTTGAAGCCACCTGGTAGGTTAGATAGTGTACCTGCATCCACCAACTGACGTTGTAACATTGTCGCTGCTTTAACTGATGCACCGATTAAGTGGATTAGACCTAAGTGATAGAAGCCAAAGCTAGGAATATAGCCATAGTGCACGAAGTGCTGGCGTTTTTGTTTAGTCTTATCGTCTGGGTTCCAGTTACGACGGATAGCTAGTACTTCACCGGTACCACGCTCTAGGGTTACTACGTATGGTAAGGCAATGCCTGTAGGCTCGCCATCGTCATCCTCGTCCTCATAGCCTGGCAAGTCAATATCAACGTGCATCTCGAGGATATGGAACCTGTCATCCATTGTAGCATTGAAGCCCATCTTCTCGGCAATGCGCTTCTCAACTTCATCTAATACGTGAGATGGTTCACCTAAGTCTATGTCACGATAGAAACCAGCTACTTGTAGTTTGCGTAGCTCGTTCTCAGTCTTACGCATTACATGAGTTACACGTGGCGCTGTTTGTAAGCTTGATGCACCGTATGGCACAACAATGTCTTCAGCTGGTACGTATAGTGATACTTGACGCTCAAGTGATGGGTCGTAGTACACTTTCTTAAACGCGTTACCTGAGAGACCTAGGCCCCACAACATGCGCTCGTGTTCTGGTCGGTACTCTGGCATGCCCTCGGTTAACTCAAAGTTCATGTCCTCTTTAACGCGCTCTGCTGCGTCTTCTTTCTCAGGAGTAACCTTACCAATTATCTGTGTCTTAACTGGACCTGATGCTGGGAACGTCTCCATCATAGTTTCGGCTTGGAACTTAACTAGTGCTTCAGCAAGTAGTGGGTGATACACCGCACAGGCGCCAGGCCAGGGCTCAGTTCTGTCTTCAATCTTCAAACCTAGCAGGTCAATCCCGTCAACATAGGTATTTAGCCAGTCTTTGCGAGAATCTGTATCTGAAGTAAAGTCGCCCAATAAGTCACCAGATAACTCAGTTAAGGCCCCTTCGCTCATCTCTTCTGCTAAGTTGGCGTTGAACTCGTCGTCGTATTCGCTTTCTGGCTCGATTACAACCGTCATACCATCAGCACTAATCTCTACGCTTTCTGGGTCTTCTATCTCAATCTCGATGTCCGGTTCTGGCAGTGCGGCTGCCAACTCCTCTAATCCCTGTGGGGCTGAGTACAGCCCTTTGTCTATGTCGCCTGCCATAATGTGTCCTTTAGTTTACTTTAGTGAATGCCGTCACCGGTATATGTACCGCCGGCTGAATATCTTGCGGGTCTCCACGATCCGTTCTTCCACTTACTTTAAATGTAACTGGGGTACTTCCTACTTGATGCCAGTATAACCCATCTGTCCACTCAATTAAAAGGAAAAATGGAACGCCCATTGTATCCGATAATCGCTGTCCATTCATCCACTTATCTACAAAAATAAACGTTGTCGGGAACTTATCCTTCTCACACGTCCTTTTCTTATATTCAAGTACTGCAACAATCTCGTTATTCCTCGTGGCCACCCAGTCGGAAGAGTAAGATATAGGTAACTTGTGCAGTACGCACTTAAACACTTTTTCTATTCGTGACTTAGCGCTGTCTTCGTTCGCTAAATCAAACTGTGTCTCATACATTGGCCTTACATTCATTTTGTATCCTTACATTGCGTAGAATTTTTGGTTGCTAAATCGCTTATATGAATCGTACTCTTCTTCGTAGTCCGTATCTAATTGCAAGAACCCGCCTTTCCGGAACCGCATAATGGCGCCAGTCATCGAGTCCACTAAGTCATCGTGTTCGCCTGACGGGAACGAAGCCACTTCTTCTACCAGCTCCTCAGCCCATCTAGTCTCCGGAACCCATACTCGGCCTGACGCAAAGATGTCGGCAATCGAGTTTAACCTAGATATCTTGTCGTTCCCTTTAGACGGGGTGAAGTCCTGTACCGGTATACCCATAGCACGAAGTTCAAAAATTAGTGGTGACCCAGATGCTTTCGCCTCGACAATCAAGCTGTCGGGTTCCCATTCCTGGTATTGTTCCTTAGCCCGCATCTTGAGCTCCGGGAACTCCATCCGTGCCTTAAATGCGTTGAGCAAGATGATATTTGCCTGTGGTTTACCCGTGTCGTCGTCCTTATAGAACACGCCCCACGTAGTACACGCGCTATAGTCGGCCCGTTGTGTCTTTAAAAACGCCGTATCCCACGACTGAATTACAAATTCACAGCTAGGTGGGTGGTCTTTTTCCCAATATCTCCACCATTCACGCTTAACAATCGCAGAAACCTCGGAAGTTGGCTGCTGCATGTACTGAGCCATCCATTTTCCTACTGGAAGCTCCTCTTTTAGCGCTGTTAACTCGCCAATTGACCAAAACTGAGGCCAAAGTGGGTTACCACTAGGTAAAATTGCAGGAAACTCGATAACTTCCCACTCTTCACCGCTTCGTTGCATCGCAGACTTGACAACTTGGCCCGTTAAGTCCTTCTTAGACCACCTTGTCATCACAATTACAATAGCCCCGCCCGGTTGTAACCGTTGACGAGGACCAGATGTGTACCACTCGTACGTCTTGTCGTAGATTTCTGGGTTAGTTTCGCTTAGTGCCGCCTCTTGTTCTGAGTGAGGGTCGTCAATAATGAGGATATCAGCACCTTTACCCGTAACCGCACCACCAATACCAATCGCAAAATAGTCTCCGCCGTGGTTAGTTGCCCACCGGCCAGCAGCTTTAGAGTCAGATTGTAGTGCAACGTCCGGAAATATGTCATGATACTTTTCAGAATCCACTAAGTTACGTACTTTACGACCAAACCCCACCGCTAATTCGGCTGTGTGGGATGTCTGGATAACCTTTTTACCCGGAAACTTACCTAGAAACCACGCGGGCAACAGGTATGACGCAAATTCGGACTTCGTATGACGAGGTGGCATATTGATAATTAGCCGTTTAACCTCACCCTTTGCCACTCGCTCGAACGCTTTGGCCATCCGCTTGTGGTGAGCCCCATCAATAAAGCCCGGCCAGACTTGGTGTACAAAGTCAATAAAGTTATTCTGGGCGTTCTCGACCAACGCCGCCTTCTCGTGCAGCTCAAGTTTAATTAGTAAATCGCGTTTCTCTGAGTCAGGTAAGGTAGGCAGCAATAACAACGCTGCTTGTAGCTCTTGTGCCGTAAGTAAGTCCGGATTACTCATCGTCTGTTTCGGTGTCTATATCTATATCTTTGGCTACAACCTTGTGCTCTAGTTCCGCTAGCTCATCCTCGATAACTTCGCCCTGTACTTCTTTCATACCAAGCAACCGGTTAATCTTATCTTTAATAGCTGACTCTAACTCTATAGTAGTCTTAGCGTTGATTGTAATCTCAGACTTCTCAGTGAACGCGCCAACATCAGAAAGTTTACCTAGTAACTCAAGCGCACGTAGTTCCACCTTAGCATCGCCACAATGCGAGATATCTAGCAACTTGTTGGTCACATAGGTTCGGACTTGCGCTCCGTCGGCAATGATTTGTTTGTCGTACTCGTTGAGTAGTGCGGCTAGCTTGACCGCAACGCCACCTTCGTACACTTTGTCGGGCACGATTTTACTTCGGTCTGTAGCTTGAATTAGTTCTCGGGCGTCGTCCTCGTCTTTTTTGGACATCTCAAACGGTATGCCGAGTTGGTCTAGTAACTTCGCAGTTTCAGCAGAAGTTCGCATTGCTTCGTGTAGGTCCCGCGGCACTTCGTCCTTAGCATCTTTAGGCATAGGGTGATCGAAGTCGGGCGTAATTTTTAGGTCCATATGAGGAAACGGGTCTCTTTTATTTGGTGACGGGGGGTGCGTTTCAAATCGGACAATACATGTTTACTGTGTAAATGTCAAGGGGGGTGGGGGTATTCGTAAATTTTTTTATATAGGGGGTGGGGGGTATGCGTTTAGTTTAGTGACGGGTGGTGTTTTCAAAACACGAGTTATGACTGTGCATATCATTGTGTATATAAAGCGATAGGGAACCTAGTCTACAAATTGGGGGGTCGGGGTACGGTGGGTTCGGGCTGGACAATGTGACAATGTGGTCACAATGTCGGCTTAATTCCAATGCTTCCAATATATCCCACTCAATCCTACAATCATGTACAATGTTCTTACTGGGGCAAGCAAGCCCAGCGTGTTTTAATTTTAGGAGAGTATGTTATGACTAAATCAAGTCAAGTAGTACCTGCAAGCGTATCAGAAGTTTTACCTGTCAATCAATTCGTTGCGACGTTGGGCGAGTTCAATGCTGATATTACCAAATCGGCTGAAATGTTGGTTGGTATTGAGAAGCAAGAGGACACGATTACCAATACGAAGGCTGGTCTATCGTCAATCCTTTACGGTGTTCTTGTTAGCCAATGCGAAAGCGTGCTAAACGGTGACGTTTACGCAGGGGAGCCTGTGCTGTTTGGTTGGTTTGAAGCGGTGCGGTTAACGTGGGAAGGTGCCTATAATTCGGCACGTGGTGGCAATCTTGAGGACACGGCCGTTCGTAAAGCGTGGTCACGTTCATTCGGTTGGGTGACTGAGGATTACGGCATGAAAAAGCCGGTTGCTGAAACGAAAGGCGCTGAAGCGAAGTCTGCGAAGCGTGCCGAGGAAAAAGAAGCAATTGCGGCTCTGATTGCTTCCGTACCGGTTGCCGAGTTGCAGGACAGGGCGAAAGCGCAGTATAACAAGGTGCCGGAGTTGAAAGGCAAGGCACAAGCTGAAGCGCTGAAAGAAGCAAAGTTTCTCACGAAGGCAATTGATACTGCCACAAGTGCGGAAACGGAGTTGCTGAAAGTGCAGGTTAAGCAAGTGAAAGACGATATACGTGCGCTGTTGAAAGAAGTTGCTGATTTGTACGTACTTCAGGAAGTGCGCGATATGTTGCAAGGTGCGCATGATGACGCCGTTTACGGTAATCAATCTTAATTAACTAAAAGGGAAGCGGGTAGGCTAATAACCTATCCGCACATATTATGCAAAATGTTTATGAAGCAAATGGGTTCGCAGATAGAGATGATTACCTGCGAGATGTTGCCGAGAATTACGGCTTTACTTTTAAAACTGTTCGTATGCTTGCGAATATGTTGGGCGAGATTGAGGATTTTGATGGTCTTATCTCGCATCTCAATGAACTTGAATTTAACCAATAATCCTTCCGTATCACTAAACCGCCTTCGGGCGGTTTTTTTGTGCCTGCATTTTGCAGGGCAAAATCACAAAACGAAGTTTTGGGAACTGGTCAGAATATCCTACGCGGTAGCCTTGCAGACAATGTGACACGAAGTCACAAAGTCCTTTTGTTCCTTGGGTTTTATATTGTTCCATCATATTGTTCCCTGCTAACTCGTTGATTATGCAGTAATGTTCCATTTGTTCCATTTGTTCCATCGTTTTTTGGTTGTTTTGGAAAATTTAGTTAAGCAAAGTGACCCTAGCGCAGTGCAGAGCGAAAAAAGCAAAATGGCGCCTCTCACTAAAAAGCAGGGAACATTTGGAACAATACAATAATAATATAAAATAAAAATAAATAATCTAATAATAACAGCAACTTACACTCAATTTTACAATGTTCCAAAAAGGAACGCATTTGTTCCTTCCCGATACACCACTCCCACATTTACCTACACAACACACCCTACACACCTAGCCTATTGTTCCAAAAGGGAACAATACAAAACAAACGTCCCACAATAAACGCCGTTCACTTGACAAAAGTAGGTGGTTATGGTATACTAATGGTTGGGGTATTGTAGCTATACCCTGTGGTTTCTGTCCACGGACATTGTGACTTCATGTCACGTTGTCCACTTATTTAGGAGAGTGTTATGAGTATTGATTGTGGCTGTATTCGTTGCGGTCATGACATTGACAGTCGTCGTGTCAAACTAGGTTACAAAGTATGCCTGTACTGCGGTGAGGAACTTGCAGTAATAGAACGTGCTAGTTGGTGTGTGGTACAAGAGTATGGTAAGGGTAACTACCAATTCGTGACATCAACCAAAGCACTACAAACACTAAAAGAAACAAATCAGAAAGGAGTAAGAACATGAAACAAAACCAATTCAATCAGCATGACAGTCGGCACTACCATTTCCCACGCACAAGTCGGGAAGCATTTGGTCGTGCATTAACTGACGATGACTTCGCAGGTGAAGCATTTGATACGGAAGTACACAAAGGGGACAAAGCAGTGGCAGTAGTTTGTATCATCATAGCAGTATGCATTTTATTCGGGTTAGTAGGATAACCCATCAACCAAAGGACAATGTAACAAGCACGTTATGTTGTCCGAAACTAAACGGAGAGTACGAATATGAGTTGGAACACATTTATATCTAGCGCAGGTGTTAGGTCTGCGAACTTTGAGACACACGAAAAGGCACTTGCCCACTTCAATTCGGTTAAGCCTATCAGAGGTAGAACACCCGAACTTAAACCACTCGGCACTAACAGGGCATACACGCAATGCAAGATTGAACACGACCCACTTGTGGATAGCGTGTCGGCTGTGCTGTACGAAACACCTTGCGTAACTATCTATCCCGACAACACCATCAAACTAAATCGTGGTGGTTGGATAAGCCCATCTACTGCTAACTTTATGGAAGCAGTACTACCTAGCAAGTTTGGTAAGGTTCGCCTACAACGTAGACGCATGATTTACAAAACCGTAAAAGGTCGTGAGTTTGTCATACCCGATGGTGGCTTGTGGTTACAAGTGAGCGAGGACTGGCAGACTGCCGAGCCTATGTTAGACAACGCACCTACGCTTTACGAGTATAAGGCTGACCGCAAGGTGATGAACGCTATACGCAAGAATATTAAACCATTCTTAGACGCGACATTTGTCATGACAAGTATGTCATCTACGTACACTTTGCCCGAGATAGCGTATTTCTTTCCGAACGTGATAGACGACTACGTGAAACAGGTGAACGAACACAGAGAGAAAATGCATGCGAAAGAAGCAGGTGACCCTGCACATGCGAACTACTACGGGTATTTCTACGGTAGCTACACACTACGAAACCTAATTGAGAACAAGGTAGGCGCACCTAACCTATCCAATCTGTCACACCTAGCGGAGAACATGAAACGCACAGGTGACTCAAGTAAGCATACGAACGCACCATACGGTACAGCAGAATACAAAGACGGTTACGATACCGAGAGCTTCTTGTCTATCATCAAAGACTTGTTCTCTGACAATGCCGAAACTGTCCGCAAGATGATGTTGCGCGTGGTAACTAATGGTTCAAGCTATGCGAAGCAAACACATCATGACGCAGAGATAGCCGTAGACACGATGTTTGGCAAGGTGAGCCTACCCGAACTGCAATGGACTGTGAGTGGTAACAGCATAGAGAACTACATCATAGATGTAATCAAGTACGTGTACGCAGACTTAATCTTTAAGAAAGTGGAAGTATCGCAAGGTGTACTCCCATCAACACTAAACGAGAAGTATGTGTTGTGTAACAAGTACCTTGTAGAGCAGGAAGACATTGTGACACGTCGTCACGTTGTCCTTTAACGCAGTACCTATATATAAGGAGAAACAAAATGAAAGTAGCAGGCATTAACAAAACTCAAATGGTTCGTGACTTACTTAAAGCACAGCCGAATTTAACAGCAAAACAAATCGCTGAAACAGTAGGTTGTGACGTGACCATCGTGTATGAACAACGTCGCAACGCATTGAAAGGAAAACAAATGACAGCTAAGAAAACAGGTCGCCCTGCCAAAAAGAAAATGGGTCGTCCATCTAACCAACAATTAGTATCTGAAGGTATCGCTGAAGCAAGCAAGATAATGGCTGAACTAGCCGGCATGTACGGACTACTCATTACAATCTATGAGGGCAAAGTACTAATCAACAAATCAGACGTGGATTATGAGTGCACACCTGCTGACGTACCTGCTGTACTCGGTACCCTAGCATACTTAAACACATTTACAAAACAAGACTAAGGATAATTAAAAATGAGCAACCAAATGAATATCAACCTAGACACACAGGTTAGCCTACGTGAAGCGTCAGACTTAATCGTTTCCGTAGGCGCAAGCAATACGTTCCACTTAGTGGGCGAGCCCGGAGTTGGTAAAACAGCAATGCACAAAGTAATCGCTGACCGACTAGGTATGCGTGCTATCTATATTGACGTACCCAACACAGAGTTGGGCGACTTAGGTATACCTATGCCCGACAAAGAAACAGGTACGACCAAGTTGTACCCTAACGAACATTGGGGCTTTCACCTTGACGAGCCGTTGTGCATTATCTTAGACGAGATAACCAAGGGTTCACCTGCCGTTAAGAATATGTTGCACCCTTTGCTGACTTTACCCAGACGTATCGGGGGTATTACCCTGCACAAGGATAGCGTAGTCATGACCGCAGGTAACTTAACGACTGACGCAGTAGGCGACGTAATGGCGAGCCACACCCGAAACCGTTTGAGTGTACTCAATGTACGCAAGCCTACGAGTGAGGAGTGGTTGAGTTGGGGTATGGATAAGATTGCGCCTGTGGTACTAGCGTGGGTTCGTGAGTTCCCTCAAGTACTAGGTTCGTATCGTGACCCATCACAATCGGACAATCAGTACATCTACAACCCTAAGTTCTCACAACGTAGCTTCGTATCGCCACGTTCACTAGAGTTGGCAAGTAACATCATTAAGAACAAAGACCAATTCAATCAGCAGACTTTGTTGTGTGCATTGGAAGGTACTATCGGTGCTAGTGGTGCGCGTGACTTGTATGCGTTCATTGATATAGCCGACAGCTTGCCTACGTGGGACAGCATTGTGGATAAACCGAATGAAGCAATCGTGCCTAACAACCCTGCTGCTTTGTGTATCTTAGCTTTCGGTGCAGTTCAACGTGTACAGAGGGATACGATAGGGAAGTGGTTCGACTATATGAAACGCACTCCGAAAGAGTTGCAGTCTGTGTTCTGTCTGACCGCAAGTAAGAACGAGGAAAAGAAACGTATCTTGTTTAGTTCACAAGCGTTCGTTGAATGGGCTCGTATCAATCAGTATTTATTTTAGGACAACGTGACATTCAGTCACAATGTCTATTTAGGAGAAACAAATGGCAACATTAACAGCAGAACAAAAGGTAGAGAGGGCGCATGTATCAATCATGCAGTCCAAACTATTCCGCTTCTACTCGGGGCTTACTATGATAGGTAAGGTATCGGTAAGCGACGACATACCAACAGCAGGTACTAACGGTAGGGACGTAATCTACGGTAGAGAGTTTGTCAATAAGATGAACGATAAACAGATGTTGTTCGTAGTACTGCACGAACTATCCCATATTGCGTGGCGACACACTACTACGTGGAAACATCTTTACGACAAAGACCCTATGCTTGCGAACTGTGCGTGTGACTACGTGATTAACTTACAGCTAGTAGACCAAGACCCAAACGAAACAGAGATATCATTCCCTCTGCATGACGATGGGTCACGTATGGGCTTACTTGACGAGAAGTATCGTGGTATGGACGCACAGCAAGTATTCGATTTGCTTGTCAAAGAATACGGAACTGGCCAGAACCCACGCGCAAAAAACGAACTGGGCGATGACCAATTTGATGACCACGACTTTGAAGGCGCCGAAGTCTTAACTCCTGAAGAGAAGCAGGAATTAGGCTCACGCATTACGCAAGCACTACATCAAGGTAAACAGCTAGCCGGCAAGATGGGTAGCGATATACCACGTGGTATGCAAAGCCTAGTTGAGCCACAGGTGCCGTGGACGGAAATGCTACGTGACTTAGTTAAGGTTACGTGCAAAGGTTCGGGTGATAGTTCGTGGCGCAAGTTTAGCAAGCGTCACTTAGGTGCAGGTATCTACCTACCACAAAACATAAACCAAAAGATAGGCCGAATCTGTATTGCTGACGATACATCGGGGTCAATCGGTGGGGTAATTCACGATACGTTTATGTCGGAGATTAAATCTATTTGTGACGAGGTGATGCCCGAAGGACTGGACTTACTGTATTGGGATACACGTGTGGCAGGGCATGAGTTCTATTCCGAAACCGAATACGAGTCGCTATTGGATACGACGAAACCGAGAGGTGGTGGAGGTACTGACCCAAGCTGTATACCTGCGTACATACAGAAGCATAGCTTGAATCCGGAGATTACTATCGTTCTAACCGATGGTTGCTATGGTGGTGAGGGCGACTGGTCTGACGTAGCTAATCCAGTTATATGGTGTGTGGTAGATAACCCATCGTATACAAGTGACACAGGCAAAGTGCTACATCTTAAAACGTAATGGGTAAATTTAAGGAGTTAGATATGGGATATAGAAGTCAAGTGGGGTACTTAATTGTATTCACGGAACAGCAAGTGTACGACCAATTTAAGGTGCAGTACAAGCTAGACCCCGATTACGACCACTGCCGAGAGGACGAGCCACAAAGTTTAGAGTTTAACGATAACAAACTACACGTTAGATTTGAAGCCGAGGACGTCAAGTGGTACGACAGTTACTCCGACGTAATAGCACATCACAAGCTACTCGATTTAGCTGATGAGTTTGCAGAGAAGTATAACTGCGTGAGTTGGTGTTTCGTACGTATAGGGGAAGAGTCGGGTGATATAGACACTAGGTATGGTGGTGATGGGCAAGCTACATCAATGCTGTACCCAGTAAGTTCATTATGTTGGGATATATACTAAGGAGTAAGTCATGAAACAGAAATGGTTAGTAACAATCGTGCAGTCAGAGATATACCCTATGCAGGTAGAAGCAGACTCGCCCGAAGAAGCACAACGTCTTGCAGTACAGACGTACGAAGCTAACGCAGACCTAGAGCCTGCCGAAAGCTATTATTTTATCGAAGATGTATTAGAGGAGAACTAAAATGGCAAGAGCAAGTGATGGTCGTGTAGGTGTATCAGTAAACGCAGGTACCATAAGGGTGCTTGATGAAGTGCGTAAACAGATGGCGGAAACTATGGGTATTAACGCGTCCTATACGCAAGCAATACAATATGTAGTACATGAGTACTTTATCCGTAACATTAACAAAGACAATGTGACACCTAGTCACAATGTCCAACAAGGAGAATAAAAATGAGTAACCAAAATGAAGCAGTAGATATCGTTAGCATATCAAGCAGTTCAATGCTAGTAGACCTATCAATCCGTTCGTGGACTGGGACTAAGATTGACCGACCCACGACCGAGATGGTAGATGCGGTAAACTCTACGACAACCAATGCAGGTAAGTACCAAAAGAATTTGTTTGCAGGTACTAAAGTACTACACGATATCAACAAGTTCGACTCACGTATTCGTGCGTGGAATATATCGCAGACCCTACCGTGGTCTGACAAAGGACAACGTCTGCTACCATCGGCGAAGTTCTTTGAGTACAAGCAAGCTCTATCTAACTATGAAACTATGCGTAAGGATATGATAGATGACTTCTTAGAAAAGTTTGACGACCTTATCGTCCAAGCGTCACACGCCTTAGGTGATTTGTTTGTGCAGTCTGACTATCCCGACAAGGCGCAAGTTGCCAAACAGTTCGAGTTCAAGTACTCGTTCTTACCTGTGCCTGTGGCAGGTGACTTCCGAGTTGATGTGGGTAACGATGCTATCAATGAGTTGAAAGAACAGTTCAACGCAAGTGTCAATGACCGAGTACATAACGCTATGGCTGATGTAACGTGGCGACTAGAGGATTGCTTACGTCGCATGAGTGATAGGTTAGCGGACGATGACAGCGGTGCTGAAAGCAAAAAGAAAATCTTTCGTGATACGTTAGTAACCAATGCGCAAGAGCTTTGCCTGGAGTTGAAGCATCTGAACATCACGCAAGACCCGAAGATTGAAGATGCACGTAAACAGTTAGCTACTGTGGTGAATGGACTTAGTGCCGAAGCCTTACGTGATAGCGAACACGCACGTCAAGAAGTCAAGACACAAGTAGATGACATTTTGTCAAAGTTTAATTGGTAACATTATTTTAGGAGAGTTGTATGGCTGCAATAAATTTAGGACAGGCTACGGAAATAGTTCCGCAGCTTAAAGAATTGGTGACAATGATACAGATGAAGCGCCCATTGTTTGAGTTCCACGCTACTAATTTTCGCAACGCTATTAGTGACGAAACAGGTATGATTACTAAGTGGGCTACTGCGTTCGAGGTAACTCAAGATGCCGACCGAGTAGGTGAGATTTCATTTCAGCAAGACGCGGGCCGTAGACAATCTGATGGTACCTATCCGGACGCATACGTTATACGGTCTGAACACATACAGAAGGAACGTGGTGCTCGTGACACTATTGTAACTACTAATGCTACAACAGCATTGAAGCACGTCGTTAAAGCATTTGCACCACCTAGTATAGAGGCTATGTGTTGTAGACTAATCAGTAGAGTACGTGATGAGTTTGACAACCACGAGTACCGGTGGCGAAGTGCATTGTCGCAGGTGTCAAGTTACTATGGTAACGATATACATGAGTGGATAGTTGAGTCGCATATACAAGGTAAGGTACTACCTATGCCAGCAAGTTGTAAGGTAGACGATAAACAAATACATATGTATTATAGGTATCAAGCAGGTAAGTCGTTGAAGGCGGTAAGCAAGTACAATTCTAGTAAGGGGTCAGACCGTAGTGGGTATGTGGTAAAGGTACTAACTGACAACACAATCCGAGTGATACCGTTTACGTATGACGTGAGGCTTACACATGAGGCGAACAACATACCACTTATGCGATACCGAAACTATGAAGAGATGCCAATGCGTATGCAAGAACAGATAGCTGTACTTAAGATTGCCGAAGAGAACGACCCTATACAAGATATAGGTGTAAAGTTCGAAGGCAACATAATGTACATATTAGGATAACTGACAGGTAGGAACGTATACATATAGCAGATGTGTGTTCCCTACTTAGTACCCTAACCCGCATAGGTTGGGTCTACTCTCCGCCACGAGGATAGCGTGTAATCTGCTTTACTATCCACCAAGGGACATTGTGACTAACTGTCACAGTGTCCTTTTTTTATGCCTATCACAAACGTAACACCCTATTTGGGTGGAAGACGTACCTAAAAATAAATCATATAAGCCTATTGACACCCCCATTTCGTCAAGTATACTTAGTAAACATTCGTTATGTTTATGGAGTACATCAATGGCAACACCCGAGTCAAAAGTCAAGGCGGCAGTAGTTAAACTACTCAAGGCTAACGACGCATACTATTTTTTCCCTGCCACAGGTGGCTTTGGTCGTAGCGGTGTGCCCGACATTGTCTGCTGTCTACGCGGTAAGTTTGTCGGCATCGAGTGCAAGGCTGGCACAAACAAACCAACCGAATTACAACTACGTGAACTACACAAAATAAATAAGGCAGGTGGCTTAACATACGTCATCAATGAAACTAATGTTGATTTAATCGCTAAACTGATGGACGTAGCAGGGAACTGGTCAGAGCCACACGATAGCCTCGAGGAGAACCAAAATGTTTGACATAGAAAGACTTGAACGACTAACCAAACTGATCGAAAGCGTAAACGACGAGCACGTTTATAATCTGTTGGTAGGGGTTTTAGAAGCAGAACTATATGAATACCTAGGCAAATTTATAATTAAGCAGGAGTTAATGCGATGAAAACTGAGAAGTCAATTAAAGATGAACGCGAAAGAAGTGCTAGGAAGAAAATTGAAATAGACGACGAAGTAAACGCAAACAAAGAAATTGTATATAACTATGTTGCGTCACGTAAAGATGTAGTGGGTAAGACTTGTGTAGAAGAGTTAGGTTTCTTTGCTAAGGGTCAGCGATATCTAGAATGGCTATGCTTATACGGTCACTTAATCCGTATGAAGCGTACAGTCGGTGGCAAGCGACACTACGTGTATAACGCAGTAGTACCGTACGTAAGACCTGTCATCGAGAAATCTGAGGAACAAGTATTAGAGGAAGAAGTAGCGTCACATGCTAGAGTGGTTAGGTTAATAGATAGACCATACGTAAACCCTGAACCCAACAAGCGCACAACTAGACGTGGTACGGTAGCAATAGGTAGTAGCATGAATATGTTTGGGGGAGGGTGGTGATGGAACGATTAGATGACAAGAACCGAGATAGTTTCGGAGAAGCTGTACGTAGGATAGTCCTAAGCGTACCAAATACGACGAACAGTAACCTAGGTGTTTTAATTGAAAATGTATATCTGCGCTTTCAGTTGGAAGCCGAACGAGATGCGAGGGATAAAGCTAATGGCAAACACGGTGATTGAGTACATCCAGTGCTACTGGCAAGCATTTGGGTTAGGTATGATATGTATGTTTATATTAGGAGAATGGAATGAGCGACGGAATGACAGAAATGATGGAAGAAGAAAACGCACTAGCTAAACAGGTGGGTGGTAATCACTACGCAAGTATGGCAATACAACCAGTAGAGTTTATAGTAGCTAACGAACTGGGGTTTTTAGAGGGCAACATAGTTAAATACGTTTGCCGACACCACGCTAAGAACGGTGCCGAGGATATCATGAAAGCAATACACTACTGCGAGTTGTTGTTACAGACTAAGTACGGGGAGGAGTGATGAGTAAAAAATTAGCAGTTGAAATTTTAATAGAATTAAGCAATAGGTTAGCAGATGAGGCGGACTATGACGAAGATATAGCCCCCAAAATACAACAAGTTATAGACTACATAGAAAAAAATGTGGGTACTTCTTGACTTTGATGGTGAGCCGTTGCGCTACTATAACTACCCTGCTACTGGGACAGTCGAGATTGTAGAAAAGAAATTAACCTTTAACGAAATGATAGAACAACTAGGAGAAGCATTATTATGAGTGACAAAAGAGAAGTAAACCAAAAAGCTAGAACCGCCGCAGGAACGATTATGCATAAGTTAGCTGACCTTAATTTAACGCAAGAAGAAGCTATATGTGCTTTGATGTTAGGGCTTGTAATATCGGCACAAGGTGTGGGAGTTGATAAAGATAGTGTTATAGAAAACGTATTGCAGAATTGGGACGTTTTAGAGAACGCCAATAGAACACAGGCACACTAGGAGAAACAGTATGAAAATTAAACGAACAATGCCGCGATGGGTATGGTGGAAAAAGGGCGAGTGCGTAGTTGAAGTAATTAGAACAGGGCACTTTCCGACATCTATCATAGGCAAGCTACCTAGCGGTAAAGAGTCAGAGATAGACATCGACGAACTAGACTTGCATAACAAGGGGGTAGAGGTATGAGCGTAAAAATTACATTTTCTACGCATAACGCAGTAACAAATGCGTTATTCAAGCCAGTGCCAATTAAAACAGCATTCCCAAGTTGGTACAAATCATTAGAAACTGAACATCCACATTGCCCTTTAAATAAAGTCCATTCTTATTTTGATGGCATTGCCTATAGGACAGCCAAAGCGTGTATTCCTTTAAGAGATTATATGTCATCAGGATATTTATTAGTCACGCAAGGGGATATCGTAATAAATTCTGATGCTGGTGAACAAAACGCCACCTATTATCAAACAAACAATGCAATGACTAATCCGCATCCACATGAACAGTTGCCATTGTCTATGGATGGCAAACCGAATAAATATATTAAATTCGGCAATGATTGGAAAATTACTACGCCAAAAGGGTATTCCTGTTTATTTTATTCCCCCGAAATGTTTTTTGAGGATAGGTTTAAGGTTATGCCTGCCGTTGTTGATACTGACGTTTTTGATACCCCTGTATTTTTTCCTAGCTTACTGTTAAAAGATGGCGATTACATTATTAAAGCCGGCACGCCTTTAGTGTGTGTATTTCCATTTAAACGGGAAAGTTATACGCATGAATGCAAATTAGAGGAAAAATTAAAACCATCAAAACTTTCAGCATATTTATATGACGCATATTTGCGGGTATTTCATCACAAAAAACATTATGATTAACTTTAAGGGGCGAGTAATGAAAATCACATTAGACTTATCAGATTCAACACAGTTAGCCGAGATACTGGATGCCATAGTAGGCGCACACTTGAAGTCAAGTAGGAGACAGATAGTTGACTGGCACTCAACCCACCCCGACGACGTAGAGTACGACACCAAAGTAATAGGAGCATTGGATACAGTAATTGCATACTTTACAGGAGAAGATGATGCCGTGTAATCAAAATTGTGAGCAAGG